GCTCTTTCGAGCCTCCTTCTTTTCTGCCTTACTTGTCGAGTAGTTTGCTGATTTTTTCGAGTTGTCTGATGATGATGAAGTTCTGTTCCATCGTTGCGCGAAGATATGAGACTTTTAACTGATCCCCGGCATTCGCCATCGCCAACTTCATGCCCGTCTCCATGAGTCCTGTCCCGACCAACTCCGAAACTATCTTCTTGACCGATTATCTGGCTCTTGGGTCTGTCAGGTCATCGAGTCCGTACTTCTCCATAAGTTCCAACTCTTTGCGTTCCTGTTTCTCTTCCTTCGATTCTTTCTCTTTGAATAATGCCATTTCGCTACCTCCTTACTTGCGGACATTATACCATCAATTTCCCCATATGGGAAGAGCCTCATTCGAGGCTCTCGTTCTTCACTCTGTACTCAAGAAGTTCCAAGACGTAAGGAGGAGGAGTTCTCCTCTCTTTCTCCCAATCGTCCAAAGTCCTCAAGGGGATGTGGTATCTTCTTGAGAACTCTGCTCGGGAGATCCCGAGCGAGTCTCTTATTTCTTTTATGGTCATCTCTGTACCTCCGTGTGCTTAAGGTTGTATATCTTCCCGAGGATCGTGTCGAGCCTTTTGGCTTCTCTCTTTGACCCTCTCTGTTCGTTTAGTTGCTTATAGACCTCAATCAAGATGTCTTCGGCTTCTTCTATCAGTTCAAGTTGTTCTCTTGTTACCATCTTATTTCCTCCGAATCTATCGAGAAGGTGTTCTCTTCTCTCTCAATCGTTTCTCCGTTCTCCATTCTTTCGATCTCGTCTCTTGTGAATCCAAAACTCATAAAGTATGACCTTGATTCTTCCCATCCGTTTATACAATACTTCATTTTATCCTCCCTTTCTGGGGAGGGGCTTTCGCCTCTCCTCTTTAATAGTTTAATATCTGCACCGTGTCGATCCCGATGCGTTCACCGTTTGAGTCATATATGATTTTGATTAGTCCGTATTCTTCGAGTTTTTTCAACGTCTTACTATTGCATCTTGTAAGCACGATCCCGTTGCGGTTGTCCTCCCAATAGTTTTTCCACTCCTCTTTCGCGACGGCTTCGTCGAATATTTTTCTATAATGTTCTGCTAACCTCGGATTGTAGTATGGGCTTGTTTCGTCGGTTGCCCATTCGGGGACTTTATAATCGCCCATGTCCATAAGCCACTCGGGATAGTCCATCGACCTTGCTTTGTCTATTTCTCTTTTGGCTTCTTCCATTACCTTTTCCTGTGCTTTGCTTAACTTCATTTTGTTGCCTCCCTTATCTGTGCGCCTCAAGATATTTCTTGAAATCTTCGTAGTCTCCTTCAAACTCATATCCCTCTTCACCTGCGAAGAAGAACTCCTTTAAGGTCTTGAACTGTTCCTCGGTTATAGTCTTGAGGTCTCTCTTAATCTCGAGTTTATACTCAAGGTAGTTGATGAATGTTGCCATGTTTGTCTTTTTCATTTTGTTTACCTCCTTGCCTTTGGCTTGCGCCTTTCTTTATCTTACATACATAGTATAACGCAATGCGTGATATATGTCAAACACTTTTTAACGCATTGCGTAACTTTTTTTACAAATAAAAAACGGGTGGGACTATGCCCACCCTATGCCATAAAAAGGAGAAGTGATATGGTGAAACCTTAAAGGGTTTCGTCTTTGTTATAATTGATAGTTGAGACTCCGAGGAGTGCGCCTAAAAATGCGTCAACTACTGTGATGGTCTGTGGGATCTCCGTCTCATATGGTAAGTCCCAAATCTTCGCAAGTCCCATATAAAGGGTCGCAATCGCAGGAAGTACGATGATGCAGACCCGCTTCAAAATATCATATGCTTTATTGCTTAACATTTCACACCTCACTTGATCGGGAGCGACTTCAATGCTCCTCCCTCACCGTATTCTCTTGCTACCCGTCCGTTACCGTTCAATTTCTCATATGCCTCATATTCCTCGATGATGTCGTCATACTCATCGGACGGGATATAGCCTATCTCATGGTAGTAGTCTGCTCTGCTTAAAAGATGGTTTCTGCACAAGGCTTTCAACACGATCTCGGACGGTGTTTTCTTTTTGCTTTTGCTCTTATATAATTCCATGAGGAAGTTCCCGAGCCAATTAGACCCGAGGACTATCCCTATAAGAGTCAATATCGTTTCGTAGTTCACTTAACTACCTCATTCAAATATCTTTGGAATGCGCAGGCGGTATTAGGACCCATTATGCCGTCCACAGTTCCTGCGCCATAGTTTGAAA